GCTCTATTCAGTTGAGCTAAGGATCCGTTAATAGTCTTGTAATAAACAGTGATAATTAGTAACAGGGTCAATCATAATAAACGAATTATGACTTATTACTTTAATGTCATTAACTTTAATTGAACCTTGTTCAATCATACGACGAGCTTCTGATTTTGTTTTAGCAATACCAGTTATTACAAGTGCATTGATAACAGAGATACAATTCCATTTTTCAATTATTTCTTCAACTGTCCAAAACAGATTAGCATTGCTCATTGTATTTTCCTAAATGGTGCTTAGAGTTGGAATTGAACCAACGACACACGGATTTTCAGTCCGTTGCTCTACCAACTGAGCTATCCAAGCTTATCTTTTCATTAATTTGGTTGCAAAATCTACAAATAATTTTTTATTACGTAAATTATTATCTGCATTCCAAGTTTTTTTCATCCAAGAATATTGGTCATACCAAATCTTATCTGCTTCAGGATGAGATCCTATCAAACCGATCCTTCCTTGATAGCCTGCCATAACATCGCCATTGCTATAAGTAGCAACAGTATCAAACCGGCCGGCACCCACAATAGAGCATCCATCGTACCAGAACATCCTCTCTTTATTTCCGTTCCACGTAACTTCAAGATTTTTTGCATGAGGTCTACGTGTATCTGCATTTGGTCTACTTAAGTATTGAACGCAGTCTTTATCTTTTAAAATATTAAAATAATGCTTACCAGCCCAATAAGCACCCATACAAATACCAAGATAATGAACACCGTTATTTAATACATGATCTCTGATTGGCTTAATATGATGCTTCATAACTTTTTTAAAAGTATCTGCATCACCAAAACCACCAGGAATTATTATTAAGTTTACGTTATCAAAAAACGTATCTTCAACTTCATGTTTGGTAAAAATTTTAAAGTTATTAAACGGATGATATTGACCTAGTATTTCAATAATATTATTGACACCTTGCACTGAGCATCTAGGATGATCTACAAAGATAGCCACCTTACCAGTCATATACTTCTCCATTTAATAAAGTATGTAAAGATAATATATGATACTAGTGATAATAAATCAACTGTATATGGCACCGGGACCCAGCCACGATCTGGGAACTTCGGTTTTGGAGACCGACATTTTGCCAATTAAACTATCCCGACGTTTCTTTCTTATAGTGTAAATCAGCATGACAATTTCTACATAACTGATGTGCTACCGTAACACTTTAAAATATTAATTATTTTTTTCTAAAGTCTGAAAATAAATGCTTAAACCAAGAAACTTTAGTTTTAACTTCAGTTTCTACTGCCTGAACTACAGGAGTCTGATTAACTAAATTAAGAGTATCTTTAAGTGAAGATACTTTTGTATGAAGATTATCTACCAACTTTAATAATTCTTGTTGTTTATCTGCTTCTGTATTAAGGTAATCAACAAGTTCATTTATTTGAACTAAAAAATCAGCATGAAACCCTGAAGAAGAACTAGTCAAAGATGAAAAAATATTATTAGCAATTGATTCTACTGAGGATACTAAATTAGAAGAATTAATTTGTGATGGATCAGTCATTTTAAATCCTTTTATAAGTGTTTTACATCATATTTATATTGGCGACCTGTAGGGGTAACGATCCCCTCATCTTCTGCGTGACAGGCAGACGTCTTCACCATGCCGACTCACAGGCCTTTATTCTTTAACCATTCTTGATATTCTTTATCACTATCCACATTAAAGAAAACATTTTTAGTTTCTAAAATAGAAAGGTACTTATAAACTTCATTATAGTACTTGTTACATAAGCACATACGAGTTTTATGAATTAAAAGATCTACCTCTTTATCACCAGTAATGGAAGCTATTTTATTCATCTTAATTGCTACGCTATATTTGGAGGGACGAGTCGGACTCGAACCGACACCTTGAGGATTTGCAGTCCATTGCATTAGCCAATTTTGCTATCGTCCCAATTGGATGCGGTGGGTTGGATTTGAACCAACGATCTTCAGTTTATGAGACTGACGAGATGACCACTTCTCTACCCCGCAATAATAATGGTGCCGCTTATCTGATTCGAACAGATCACCTATGAATTACTAGTTCATTGCTCTACCAAATGAGCTAAAGCGGCTAAACTTTCTTCTTTGTAACTATGCATATTGATATATGGTTGATTCTTTAGTTAACCAATATTTTGTTTCGTTATATTCTTCCCATTTATTACAAAAATTTATATACAATTCGAGATCATGGAAAACTAACATGTTTGCAAATTCATTTGGTCCATCTATTGCAACAAGCATATGCAAATCATAAATGAAATCCAACGTGAAATCTTCTTCACTAAAGCCTGTATTGGGCCAATGAAATGCTAATTGTTCAATTCCCATACATACCTCACATAAACTGGGCGGGAGAGAAGGATTTGAACCTTCAAGCTTAGCTGATGTTTCCATACAGCTCTCCCGAAACTTTTTTATTTAGTAATCTGAACTAGAAAGCTTTTTCTATAATGATCTAAGTAATCATGATTGATAGTATTTGTATCACTATCCTTAAAAAATTTCTCACTAGAATGAAATTCTACTAGGCCTTCTGATATGTAATCACCTAATAATTCATGAACTACTTTTTCAACATCACCGCCATGTTTATCACAATCATGACCGCCAAGCCAGCCATTTTTTTTAATTTTAGGAAGCCACCCTAAAATATCAGCTTTAACACCATCATACCAATGATCACCATCAATCCATACAAAGTCTAATGATTGATCTTGATATTGATCTGCTGCTGCAGGGCTGTATGCTCTAATAGCATTATAATAGCCTTCAACTGGTTTCATATTTTTAGTAAATTCATTAAATCTATCCATTCCATAATCAGGATCTTCATTCCATGGATCAATACAATCTAATTTAATATTTTTACCGCTATTAATAATTTCAACAGCAAGAAAGCAAGAACTGCCTCCAATATGAGAGCCTATTTCAACAAAATGACCATCATGAGGTGCTAATTGTACCATTTTTCTATAAATGAAAGGATAATCAAAATTGTGTCCGAATTTACTTCCTTTAGCACGATTAAGTCCAAAAGTATGATAGTAATGATCCATAAAAAATCCTTAACAAAAAAATGGTGCTGAAAGCGGGACTCGAACTCGCGACCTACGGTTTACAAAACCGTTGCTCTACCAACTGAGCTATTCCAGCATAAATTGGTCCGAGTAGTAAGATTCGAACTTACGACCCTCTGGTCCCAAACCAGATGCGCTACCAGGCTGCGCTACACTCGGATAAACTGGCTGGAGAGGTAGGATTCGAACCTACGACCAAGTGATTAACAGTCACCTGCGCTACCGCTGCGCCACTCCCCAATATTCTTTATACTACTATGTATGCTAATTAAATGCAACTACTTTCTGGAGCTCCGTATGGGAATCAAACCCATCCTGTTCGGTTGAGAACCGAGTGTCCTAATCGATAGACGAACGGAGCAGATTGGTCCCGCGTATGGGATTTAAACCCATGATCTCCACGCTTGAAAGGCGGGTATGTTAGATCGCTACACCAACGCGAGTTATAGATGGTGCTGGTGATCAGTAACGATCTGATCTTAGAAGGCTTATGAGACCTTTGTGACACCAAGCCACCCCACCAGCAGATTTTTGGTACCGTCTACTAGGATCGAACTAGTTCCTTGAGTGCCACAAACTCACGTGCTGACCAACAACACTAAGACGGCATTAAATAATATTTACGCCTCGGTGTTGGCTAGGCTCCAACAATGACCACTCAAGGTGTTGCTATTTCTAGCTTATGGCCTTTTTATTTTATTATCCGAAATTTAATTCGGGCGTAAAATTGACAAGGCAAGGGGAGTCGAACCCTACAGCACGTCCAATGTTACCAGCACCTTATCGCACCGCTACATTAAGTAGCCTGCAGCCATATTTCCAATTAAATCTGGTAAATCTAATTGTACTCTATCCTGCACCCCGTTCTTGGTTGACCTGGAAAGAATCGAACTTTCGTCTAACGATTATCAGTCGTTTGCTCTACCATTGAGCTACAAGTCATCAATTTTTTGGTGAACCCTCTCAGAATTGAACTGAGAACCATTCGCTTAAGAGGCGAGCGCTCTAACCAATTGAGCTAAGGGTCCAAAAATTGGTGCCCGATCTAAACTGCAGTATACTACAGGCAGACTAGGACTTGTCGAGTGTTAATGGAATCTCGACCAACACAACATTGGTGAACCCAACAGGATTTGAACCTGTAACCTAGAAGTTAAAAGCATCTTGCACCACCAATTGTGCTATGGGTCCAGTAAACTTATTATATTATTAACGAAACTTTTTTTATCTTCTAGTTTTTTATAGTCAGACCATTTAACTCTTATAACAGTCCATCCAAGCTCTTCAAGATAAAGGTTTCTTCTTTTATCACTTTCAACAACTCTTTTATCTAAATGATGTTGATCACCGTCTATTTCTAAATCTAATTTTAAATTAGGGAAGGCAAAATCTAATTGATAAGGACCAATTTGATATTGTTCTTCATATACTAAGTTGTTAGTATCTAATACTATTTTCCAATATTCTTCTGCATATGATCTACCTTTAGAAGAATGATTTAATTTATAAGGTACCTTATCAGGATTTTCTCGTAAAAATTTTATACGATGATCACTAATTTTCTTTTTTGTTTCTTCAGTATGAGGTCTTTTACTAGCAGAACTTCTTTTTTTATGCGACTCTTCTGAAATTTCTGGTTTGGGTAATCCTAACTCTTTAGCTTTGGTATATTGATTACGATTGGTACCTTTATCTTTTTTAGCAGCCATTGCAGCATACCAAGCTTCACTTTTAGACTTTTTCATATCAGTATCTCCTTTACTGATATTTATAAATCTAGAGCATTTGACTTAAGACCTGTGCTCTACCAACTGAGCTAAGAGTTCATTATATCTTCAAGAATACATCAGACTGGCATCACACAAAATTACGCAGTACTCTTGGATGCGGACTGCAACTGATGTATTCGTGAAGAGATAAAAAAAGAGGGGCCGCTAAGCCCCTCTTTACATCCGAGATGGGACCTAGCTATTAGGCGCCGTATGCTTCAGCGCCAAGTGCCTTGTAACCAGCTGCAATGATCTTGCGAGTAGGTGTTCCAAGACGATACTTGTTAGTTACACGACCTTTAGTGTCCTTACGAGCGTTAAGATAGATTGCATAACCTTCTGAACGAAGAGCAGAGATAGTTGCACGAGCATTTGCAATGCCGTAACGTGCTGAGATCTGCTTTGCAGTCAATTCTTCACCAGTCATAAGAGCTGTAAGTACGCGAGTTGTATTAGTCATTTTCACTTCTCCATATTATAAAAGGTGGACACAATGTCCGTTTCAGTACATTATTATAATACGATACATCGCATAATAATGCAACTGAAATCTTTGGTGGGTGAGGTTGGAGTCGAACCAACATTGTTTACCACATAGGGACCGGATTTACAGTCCGGGGATGCACACGCCGTAGCATCAACTCACCCAAAAACTCGTTCTGGTTACTCCTTCCAGTGTCAATCTTCGCGTTGACAGATTATAGGACTGCGGGTACGACCGACAATGCAGACTCCAGTGGCTGCCCACTATACCTAGCATTTACTTCGGTACATCAATGCTAGTGATATACAGGTTTCCACACCTGCAATATTGGCGGAGGTACAAGGAATCGAACCATCAACCTTGCGGTGGCAGAGTTTTCAAGACTCTTTGAGCACCTTGCTCGCATACCTCCAATACTTTGTGCAGCGCAGCAGGATCGAACTGCTCTTGGCTTTTTGAATGCCTACTCCACCTAAGGCGTCTCGGACTTCCTGTGCTACCATTACACCATACGCCACAAAAATGTTTGGCATTTGTTTTGTTGGATGATTGCTCATCTGCTCTCCTACCATCTCCGTAGGTGCTTCACCAGCAGTGCCAAACTGCTACGATTAGTTATTTGGCTACTAGAGGGACTGGCATCCCTCGTTCGTACTCCTGCCAGAGAATACAGATATCAGCGCCTAGCCAATACCGTCCAAAATTCAATTGTCTCTTCAAAGATACACCAGCTATCTAACTTCCAATACCACTCGTTATTACAGCTGATTACCGATTCTGGGAAGCCTACCTCTGCTTTAATATTTGTGCACTAGCTTTGGGCTCTGATGTATCTGTGAAGAAACAAATTGTCTCTACAAAGATACTACATAAAGTCAACTTCGGATTCGGTTGCAGCCGTCCTTAGCGCCAGACTCTGGTTATCTCAGGACTCTCAATGCGCCATGAGTTTCCCTAGCTGATACGTCTATCAGCCTACCCAGTGTAGTATCCATGAAGAGACAACTTTCGTTGTTCTTCTACCCTGCTGGAAACCACCTATTCAGCCATTTGGCTCAAGTACCAGTCAGGGGCTGTTCTTATCCACTCGGAACAGCATCGATTATTAATATAGTAAATTTACAAAATTTAATCAACTAAAAAAGGGCTATTAAAAAAGCGGCTCTAGTTTCCTAGGCCGCTCAGTGTTCTTAGATTATATCTATCTAATTTTACACTGAGCGCTCCTTACCTTCTGACCATACGCCAGCATTCGGAGCAATCTGTCCGCTAAATGTTAGGCGATATGTTTGTTTCATACAGGATAAAGAGTGCATTAATAGTCCTTTAGAGTTGAGTAGAGAGATTGCTCTCTCTACTCATATATAGCTAACTTTACTCGGCAAGGCCGAAAAACTTACGAGTAGGAGCAGTAAGACCGTCAAGATAAGCCTTATTGTCATCCATAAAAGTATCAATCTGAGACAGCATTACTTCTTTCTTAGCATCGATTTCTGCTTGCTCTTTTACACGACGCTCACCAATTGACTTCATCTGAGCAAGACGTTCATCCTTGATACGAGCAACTTCTTCATCAGACTTACGAACAATCTCTGCACGAGTATCTTTTACAGACTTAGAGGCCTTAGCAGGCTTTGCAGTCTTAGTAGGCTTACCAAGCTTCTTCTGAGCGTTATAAACGTAGACCTGAGCATTAGACTTGGTTACTTTAAGCTGAGCAATAACCATCTCAACCAAAGTAGCCTTATCTGCAGTAGGATTAGATTCGAGCATCTTAACAACGAGTGCAATATTAGACATTTATAACTCCTGTGTGTGTTGTCTATATTATGATTATACTGACTTCTGTAATTAATGCAACTGTTATTTTCAGAAAATTCCTTCAAAAATTGCAGTAATTGCAAGAATTCCAACGGAAATCTCGATAAAAGGTGCATAAGCAGTAAGAATCTCAATCATTTCTTATCTCCATTCATCATATTATTAATATCGTATATTTCACGAAATAAATCAACTGATAAGCACAAAAAAAACCCAATGATTTCAATGAGTTATAAAAAAGTTGTAACCTATTGAAATCATTGGGTTTTTTGGATTCTTATAGAATCAGTGTTTTTTTGGAAACGGAATCACATTATCATGATATTCTTTTAAGATAAATTTACGATTTTCCTGATCTTTAGGAAGCTCTAATCCTAAAAGCTGCCATATCTCGCTTTCATATAAAACTGATCTACCAGCAGCTTGTTGAGCTGCAAAATAAGATAAGATAATATCAGCAACAAATTCAGCATAAGCCTCATCTGATGTCTTCATACCATTAATTCCTTAAACTTATTACGTTTTTCTGAATCAATAGTCTTACCAGACTTAGTGCTGTTAAATACTGGTGCATCATCTACTAATGTCTGCGCACTCTGTTCAACATTATACAAACGCATTTTAGCTCGATCAATACCAATTACGAATCGCTTATTCAGTGTTGGGTCATTGTATCGGTTTTTTAGTTGCTTAACCATTAACTGCCCGAGTGTTTCTAAGTCTTCTGTTGAAATTAAAGCAAACATTAAATCTGCTGTAGCAGGAAGACCGAAAGACTCAGAAGTATCTGTAAGCTCGACATCAGAATTGCCATAACCTCCTCGTGTTGTTTGAGTAGCAGACACCACGGGAACATTAAACTCAACAGCAAGACCACGCAATTCCTCAGCAATGGCTTTAATATACGTGTAGGAATTAACGTTTGAACCAGTTCTAATACGAGAGCTGCTACAAATGTTGAGATAATCGATATAGATAATATCTGGAATAAAGTTTCGTTTAATTCTGAGTTCATTAATCAAATGCCTAAAATGAGCTGAACCTGCTGATGCAGTTGGGTATTCTTTAACAATTAGTTTACCAACAGTTTTTTCTCTTACACGATTGATTTTTTTATCATATACGTCTTTAGGAATGATAGAGAGCTCATCAACTGTAACATTAAGTAGATTAGCATCAATACGTTCTGCAATCTTCTCTTCAGCCATTTCCATTGTTATGTAGAGTACATTCTTACCTTGTGTCAGGTTATGTGAAGCACAATGACACATAAAAAGAGATTTCCCCACACCAGTGCCTGCAAGGGCAATGTTAAGGGTTTTTCGAACAAGACCTCCTTTAGTAATATCATTAAAGTACTGGAGGTCAAAGGGAATATGTTCTTCCTTGCGATGATAGAAATCAAACCGATCATCAGCATTAGCAAAATAATCATGACCGATACTGACATCAAAACTGACACCAAGAGCGTCTGATAACAAAGTAGGAATAGAGCCTGTAGATAATGATCCAGTTTTGTCATCCAAGATTTTAATGGAAGCCATAATAGCATTATAGATAGCTTTTTCTTGACAAAATTTTTCTGTGCTATCCAATAACCACTGAATCTCCGTATTATCGATTTGAAGATCTTCAATAGTTCGCTTTGATTCTTTAAAGACATTCTCACTTAACCCATCACGATTATTTAATTCAAGAAACAATACTTCCTTAGTAGGTGTATTGTTATACTTTTGTACATACTCATTAATTAAATTATATACAACTTTATCTGATAGGTTTTGAAAATACTCGTCTTTGAGAAATGGAAGGCTCTTTCTTGCATATGCTTCGTTAAATATTAAATGAGATAAAATTGTTTTTTCAATCACTACCAATACCTTTTAATTAAAATAGGACCAATAC